CAATAGTTCCAAGTGGGCTAGAAAAGAATCAGCACTCACAGAAGCTGAACAGGCTGCAATTGAAACTCACGGCTTGTATGACTTGAGCACATTCCTGCCCAAGCGTCCCGGTGATGTTGAGCTGAAGGTGATCAAAGAGATGTTTGAAGCATCAGTAGATGGACAGCCGTATGACACTGAACGTTGGGGTCAATACTTCCGTCCTGCTGGTGTACAAGCACCTGGTGGTGCCGCTGCTGGTGATGCAGAAGACACGCCAACACCTGCTGCTAGACCAGCACTCAAAGTTGCTACCCCGGCAGCACCTGTTGCTGAAGATTCATTTGATGAAGAACCAGCAGCCGCTGCCGCACCAGTCACAGCAGCCAAGCCAAGTGGTAATGCCCAAGACATCTTGGCCATGATCCGAGCACGTCAAAACAAGCAGTAATGCTGACAGCTCTTGACCAAGAGCTGTTTCCTAAACTTTGTGAAGTGGTAGCAATGCCACTTCACAATCAGTGGATTTTTTTGATTCAAAAAAATGGAAGCAGCAGTTTAAGATTAGAACAAGAACAAAATAATCTTGATGTATTTTGTAACGAACAAATTTCAACACTTGATTTTGTAGATGTTTACATCCGTAATCCTAAAGCCAGATATGTCAGTGGAGTTAATACTTATTTGCAACATCTACTACGAGATTATCCAGAACTTGATGTTGAAACTGCTTTTTGGTTTGCCAAACGCTACAAATTTTTGAATACGCATTATTTGCCTCAATTTCATTGGTTGGCAAATCTAAGTTGCTATCTTAAACTCAGTGCTAAAATACGAATAAGAGATTTTAGGGAACTTGGCAAAGTGACTAATTTTAAAGATCGTGCATTGATTAACCCACCAAGACAAGATTTTGTTAAAAAATTATTAACAGACAATTCCAGCATGGAGTTGTGGTGGTATTTAGATCAAATTTTGCTTGAGTTAGCAGGCAATCAATTGACTTGGTATGAGATATTAGATCATTACAAAGTCAATCATCCAGATATTATAAGTTATGTATTGCCCAAGACTTGACCACTTTGTTAGATTTAACCCCAACGGTACAGTAAGCCGTTGCGGTCATATGGTCAATGCGCCGCAGTTTGAAACGTTAGATCAAATGGACAGTAGTTTATGGCTTGATACCACAAGATCCATGATGAATCAAAATCAATGGCCCGACGAATGTGTACGATGCAAAGATTCAGAACATGTTGGGAACAAAAGTATTCGACAATACTTTTTAACCGACCATGAATCTAATTTGGCCAAAGTTAAAAATTATCTTGTGTTAGGTGGAGTACTGGACAATATTTGTAACAGTGCTTGCCAAACTTGCAATGAAAATCTATCAACCAAGATAGGTAGTTTGACCAGTAAAGATTATATAAAAATTGACAATAGCAATAAACTTGATCAATTGCCACTTGATCGCATAGTCAAAATAGATATCAATGGAGGCGAGCCAAGTGCTAGTCCGAACTATCTAAAGTTATTGCAAAAATTACCGCCAAATGTAACACATCTAAGACTGAATACCAATGGCAGTCGAGTGTTGACCAATTTGAATCAGTTGATTGACCGTGGAGTCAAAGTAACAGTTACAGTTAGTCTGGATGGCATAGGTGTTGTGCATGATTACATAAGATGGCCAATCAAGTGGTCTGATGTTGAACGCAATATCAATGCATACAAAAAGATGAATTTGTACGAGTTAAATACCTGGACCACAGTATCCTCTCTTAATATAGGCGACCTAAAACAAATTCAATCTTACGTCAAACAACGCAATATCCAACATAGTTATGCTTTGTTAGAACAGCCCAGTGTGTTGAGTGTAAAGTACAGCAATCATTTTACAAGAACTGCTGATGTGCCCGATGAGTTAGTGTCTATTGTGGCACAAGATGCAGACAACACAGTTGAGCTTCAGTTGTTCACACATGCACAAGATACTGTGAGAGGAATCAAGCTGTGGGATTACTATAAGGATACATGGAAATGAAAAATTTGATTGACCATCCAGGTTACCCAGCAGATGTTCGAGTCCTAAAAACACATCATGAACTTAACTGTCCAGTTTTAGGTAAGATACAAGAAGAAGTTTTAGATTGGGTTGACCGCAACACTGACTACTTGAATAATACCAATGATAAAAGTTTTTGGCATGTGATCAATGACGTAGACATGGCTCGCCACTGTCCAAGTTTGATGAAATACATGATGTCTATCAAAATTCCGTTGAGAGAAATTACCATTGGTGTATTAACTGAGTCTATGAAAGACACAGGATTTGTTTTGCACATGGGAAATCCTCCACTAAACATTAAAATAAATTTTCCAATTTTCAACACTGAAGATGTATATACTGAATGGTATGACATTCCAATTGAAGAGTTAAACAACCTTGGAGTTTTTAAAAATCCGTTTATAAAAACGTTTGATGCTTACAATTACAACTTAGAAAAAATTCACAATGTGGTTCAGGATTTATATCCATGTGTTACAAGGTACAACATGCACACCCATCCTATTGTGTTTAACTCTTGGATTCCTCACAGAGTCATGCCAGGCCCTAATGCAAAGTATCCCAGAATCATGGTAGCTACCATGCCAATAAAAGAACCCACACACTTGTTGATAAAATGAAAATAGCAATTACAGGACACACAGCAGGCATTGGCCAAGCCATAGCCAAACAATATCAAAGTCAAGGTCACAAGATCGTTGGCATCAGTCGTCGCAACGGCCACAACATTAAAGTTATTCCAAAAATTTGCGATCTAATAGAGTCGTGTGATGTTTTTGTAAACAATGCTCAAGCGGGATTTGCACAAACAGAATTACTTTTTGAAATGTCCAAGAGATGGAATCAATCACGCAAACACATCATAGTTATTAGCACCATGATGACACAAGATCCAGTGAGTGTGTTGCCGGGTATCGAAATGACCGAATACCGAGTGCAGAAAGTTACATTAGAACATGCTGTGCAACAATTGAGACATGCTAGACTTGGTATACAATACACTATTGTTAGACCAGGTAACATTGCTACCAGTGTAGATAAAACTGTACCACCAGCAGCTGATGTGGACAACTGGGCTGAAGTATTAATACATACGCTGGATATGGCAAAAGCCAATAACCTAGTCATTCCTGATATATCGTTAGGCCCGGCGTTTCAATGACTCCAAAAGACATGTTAACCAATCCATATTTTTGTCCCATGCCTTGGTCCGGAATGATGTATAACTTTAATGGTGAGGTAAAAAACTGTATTCGTAGTGCTGGTAAACTTGGTAATATCAAAGAACAACCCATACAGCAGATTTTGGTTGATAACAATCAACCAAGGCAGAATCACATTGTCAATCAACAACCAGTGGCAACTTGTCACACTTGTTATGACCTTGAAGGTAGTAACAAAGGTTTTGATATTATTAGCGATCGTGTATTCTACATACGAGAACTCAAACACACACCCACTTCTTTATATACTCCTGGAAACTTTAACTTACAAGCCATAGATGTAAGATGGACCAATCTTTGTAACTTTGCATGTGTCTACTGCGGCCCAATGTTCAGTAGCAAATGGGCCAGTGAGTTAAAAGTTGTTCAACATGGTCCTACCACAGAACAAATTGATCAGTTCAAACAATATGTGTTTGAACATGCCGCACAACTTAAACATGTATACCTAGCCGGCGGCGAACCACTACTTATGAAAGAAAATTTAGAACTATTAATGTTGTTGAAAAAGGTCAATCCTAGTGTAAATTTGCGAATCAACACCAATCTTAGCAAAGTGGACACTCAAGTGTTTGGTTTGGTATGCGGATTTGAAAATGTTCATTGGACTGTGAGTGTTGAAACTGTAGAACAAGAATTTGAATATATCAGATATGGTAGTAGCTGGACAGACTTCCAAGAAAATCTCACAACAATCAAAATGTTGGATCACAAGATATCTTTCAACATGCTACATTTCTTGCTAAATTATCAAAGTATTTTTGATTGTGTAGATTACCTAAAGACACTGGGATTCCACAACAACAGTTTTATAATTGGTGCATTACTTGATCCAGAATACCTAAATGTTAGACATTTACCAGATCATGTGTTACACTTGTTGAAGAACACACTGGAAGAAAAAATAAATCAACAGCCAAAATATCTCTTAGAGCAAAGCTATCGAAATATGTTGAGCTATTTGAATCAACCCTTTGAAAAAAATCTAGCTGGGGCAATAGAAAAATTGCAGATGCTAGATCAAAGAAGAAGTTTAGATAGCAAAACAATTTTTCAAAATTTATATAACTTAATTTAAAAAGGAAACACCATGGGCAAACCATTTGACGTAAGCAAGTTCCGTAAAGAAATTACCAAAAGCATTGATGGCCTTTCGATTGGCTTCAATGATCCAACAGACTGGATCTCAACAGGCAACTATGCACTGAACTACCTAATCTCAGGAGACTTTACCCGTGGCATTCCGCTAGGTAAAGTTACTGTATTTGCTGGAGACTCCGGTGCAGGCAAAAGTTATATCTGTTCAGGCAACATTGTGAAGAACGCACAAGAGCAAGGTATCTTTGTGGTGTTGATTGACAGTGAAAACGCACTAGATGAAGATTGGCTCAAGGCACTTGGCGTTGACACAAGTGACAGCAAATTGCTCAAGTTGAGTATGGCCATGATTGATGACGTTGCTAAAACAATCTCAACATTCATGAGTGATTATAAAGCCTTGCCAGACGGCGAGCGGCCCAAGGTCATGTTTGTGATTGACAGTCTGGGTATGTTGTTAACACCCACTGACGTTAACCAGTTTGATGCAGGCGAAATGAAGGGTGATCTAGGACGTAAACCCAAAGCTCTCACCGCCTTGGTGCGTAACTGTGTGAACATGTTTGGTTCATACAATGTGGGTTTGGTTTGTACTAACCACACATACGCCTCACAGGATATGTTTGACCCAGACGATAAAATTAGCGGCGGTCAAGGTTTCATTTACGCCAGCTCAATTGTTGTGGCCATGAAGAAGATGAAGCTGAAAGAGGACGAGGACGGCAACAAGATCACTGATGTCATGGGCATCCGTGCAGGTTGCAAGGTTATGAAAACACGCTATGCCAAACCGTTTGAAGGTGTGCAAGTGAAGATTCCGTACACAACAGGTATGAGTCCTTACTCGGGCCTTACTGACTTGATTGAGAAAAAAGGGCTACTCAAAAAAGAAGGCAACAGCCTGGTGTTCACCACAAGCCAAGGCGAAATCATCAAGAAGTTCCGCAAAGGATGGGAACGCAACGATGACAACTGTCTTGATACTGTGATGAAAGATTTTGCAAACATCAAGGAAGAAACAGTGCCTGACGCTGTTGAAGAATAATTGACATATTGCTCTCAAAAGTTTTGGTGGCTTACAGTAGAGCCTGAACGTCGCACAGTCTCAAGTTGTTGTGCGGCAACTCCACAACGAGTAAATTCAACAACAATAGATTTGTTTAATATATCTGAGTTCAAACAAGACAGACAAAACATGCTTGAGGGCAATCAAGTCAGTAGTTGCGAGGCAACTTGTTGGCAAGCAGAAAGACAAGGAAGAATCAGTAGACGATTGGTTATGCACAGTGATCAAGTAACGCATACTGATATTGAGTGTTTGCCAACTACATTGCATATTGTTCTTGGCAGTGACTGCAATTTAACTTGCAGTTATTGTTGTAAACAGTACAGTACCGCCTGGTTGAGAGATATTGAAAACAATGGAGTGTATCTTGATCAAGAAAGATTTCGATTAAACATCGATGACAAGATTGTATCTAAACTGGGGCAGAAAGCCATCAAAGAAAGTAACCCTTATCTAGAAATTTTAAATTCTGCCATGCAATACAAAAACGCAGACACAATTGAGATTACTGGTGGTGAACCTTTTTTATACAATGGGCTTGTTGATATTGTAAGTGAGTTTAGATATTCAAATATTTTTACAGGACTAGGTGTTAACTCGTCAAGATTTCGAAAAATATTAGATCAGTTACCTCGTAACACCATGTTAACAGTAAGTGCAGAAAACACAGAAGATCTCTACGAATTCAATCGATATGGCAACACCTGGAGTCAGTTCCAAGATAATTTAAAAACAATAACAGAACTTGGATTTGATTATCAATTTTGTAGTGTGATCAGTAACACCACTATTCAAGGATTTCGACAATTTTTAGATTGGTGCGGAGATAGGAAAATCATAATTAACCCATGCAGTGACCCTGAGTACCAGAGTGCATCAGTGCTGGATAACGAAACCAAAAAACTTGTGAATTCTTGTAAATATGACCGTTATGATGATATCGTAAAGCAGTGTATAAATGCAGACACCAATAATCACCAGATCAATCAGTTTAGACAATACATAACAGAATTTGCAAAAAGAAGAGCATTATCGTTTGATGCTTTTCCGCAAAGTTTTCAAAAGTGGATTAATTAGTAAAGGAAAAATATGGAAACAATCGTAAGTGAAATTTGGGGAGAACTTAAACGTTTTGTCAACACAGTCGACCGTCAGGAAGCAGCAGAAACTGTGGTACAAGTTTTAATGGACAATGACAGTGATGTAGAAGACATCCGTAACGCTTTCAAAGGCGATACAGATATCAAACGAGCACTTACAGCATATCTTGACAACGACAATGACTATGCAGAAGACGAAGAAGAGGATCCCGAAGAAGAGGATTACAACGAAGACGACTGGGAAAATTAATGTGGTATAGTCGAGTAGTGGCTGGTCTTGATGCTATTCCAGACTTTATAGCACACTACGAGCGTGAAATAACTGACGCTAAAAAAGATTGCCGTATTGCTGGGCTGGTAGAAAAGAACATCACAGCACTTCCGGGCATAACTGAGTTTAGATACAACCAGCTGCAAGAGATTGAAGCTGTGTTGAACTATCTCAATATTCAACTGCGCAAAATCCGTAGAAAACACTTTCAAAAGTATCTGGAAGGCTATGCCCGTGCGCTTACGTCACGTGATGCTGAAAAGTATGTGGATGGCGAAGACGAAGTGATTGACTACGAAACCATAATCAACGAAGTAGCATACCTACGCAATCGTTGGCTAGGCATCATGAAGGGCCTGGATACCAAACAGTGGCAAATGGGCCACATTGTACGGCTAAGAACTGCTGGCATGGAAGACATCCAGGTATGAAGCAAGAGCAGTTTGAGCAAAAAACTCAACAGGCGTTAAGCGAACAAGAAGAACTGGAACAAAGACAGCAACAGACTCGCAGCCAGTTAACCCCTGAAGAGTTGGCCTGGCAAAATGATCTAGAAGAAATACAACTTGTACTAATAATTGTTCTAGTTGCAAGTTGGGGTGCTTACTGGTATTTTTCAGTACACCTATGACTCTTGTCAAGGATTAATACCATTACTCCAAAGATCGGGGTATTGTTTAGCAATGGTTACCAACACAGGATCTAAAGCATCAACTCCTACATTTTCTGCTTTCATCTTGCCTTTTTTAACCACTTGATTCCAACTGTTATCAAATATCGCATCAGCAATTCCTTGACTGCTGCGATTTACTTTCTGCTCCCAACTTGGAGTTTCTCTTTTGGCACTGATTTGCGCAGTTTTGATATTTAGATTGCCCATGATAGTTAGATGCCATCCTCCAACCACATGTGCAGGAAACTCGCCCATGCTTTTGTTGCGACTGACATAAAATCTCATGACATCTTCAGGAAGATGTTTTACTCGCGTCATTTTGGTTCCAGGCCAGAATCCATAACGACCTTTCCATTCTAAGAAACAAACTCTATACTCTTGATACCAGCATATTCTTTGATTTTGATCAATAAGTTCAATGGCCTGATCTAACATTCGTGGATCCCAAAATTCATCGCCGTCACTGAATGCCACCACTGATTCTGGCTTGTTTAGGCCATGCACTAATTCTAATGCCCGACTGCGACTTTGCCGCTCAACTGCTCGTCCTTGATTTTTTAAATCTAATTGGTCAAATTCTGCAGTATCAATTTTCACGTAATCATACACAATTTTTTGTTGTAACTCAGGAGACAGTTGATCAAAAACATGGTCAAAATGTTTGGCATGTGGTTGCATGGTAAAACTGTGATCAGCCTCCACTACAACAAAATGCTCTACCCAGGGCGCAAGGTATTGTATTCGTGTGAGAAAAAGATCTGTTTCGTTGTAGTATAAAAAGCTGTCAATTATCATATTAAAATTGGTAAATTATTTGGTAGCGATCGTAAATGGGAAATCTTCCTTGACTTTCAAGATATTCTGCTATCCTACGACCTTTGCCTGTACGCTGGCCGTCGCTGAGTTTGCGACAATTGTCGTCTATGGCTACAAGTGTTCCAGGTTGTAGATGAGATTCGATAACTTGAAATTCTTTCAAATGATGATTGGCACTGGGTTGATCATTGGCCCATTTGACATCCCAAGAATCAAGATAAAATAAATCTACTTGATCAAGATCGTGTAAATGGCTTAGCCATTCCACACTGTCACTGCAAACCACACTAAAATG